AAAGATAAGACTGATGGTATGAGCAAGAAAGCTGTGAATGCTTATCGTAGAGAACATCCTGGTAGCAAATTAAAGACTGCTGTGACTACTAAGCCTAGTAAATTAAAGAAAGGTGGCAAGGCCTCCAAGCGTAGAAAGAGCTACTGCTCACGCAGCCGTGGACAGATGAAGATGCACAGCATCAGTTGTGCTAAAACGCCAGACAAGGCAATTTGTAAAGCAAGGCGTCGTTGGAACTGCTGATGCGAGCCAGTGAATTTGTAACAGAATTAGTTAGTCGTGCTGACAAACTAGATCATTTTAAGAATCGTATTGCTGTTGCGGCAAAATTATGCGAAAAATTAGGCGATCAACCTTTAGTATATCGTGCCTTTAGTCACAACAACGCTATGACATTATTGGCCAAGATAGACAACAGTGATATCAAAAATCCACAAGCCCGTAAAGGTGGAGTAGGCGCCGAAAATCAAATGGCCATACTTCAACAACTAGAAATACAATACCCAGTATTTTGTCGTATGACCCCTCCTAGCAGTGCCAGAGGATTCCATGGGTTGGAAAGTATCTTTATACCTATTGGTGATGTCACTCCATACTGGAGTCCACGCATTCGAGATCTAGGCGGGATAGACTATGTACGGGACTCAGGCGAATATCATCAAAGCCATGTACCGGTGCCTGGAATGCCGGGGGTGACCAGAGGCAATCCTGGTGAATTGGATCAGACTGAACGCTGGGTCAAAACTTATCAACATGCTTGGCCAAATGCTACGACAGATCATGAACTGATATTTGACTGTGCTAGTTATTATTTGCTGGATATGGAAGTGTTCTTTACCAAATTTGCTGGTAAAGAACTTAAAGGCATGATAGATACTAAATCTAGAAGCTCATGGAAACCCATCAATCCAGAAGCATTTAATAAATTAAAAACCTATAGCAATGTAGCATGGTATCTAAACAATACAGCAATGAGCTATTTGAACTGGTGGGAAACTAAGAACTTAGAAAAACCTGTTGATGCTAATCGTAATACCCAAGGCGGTGAAAGCATTGAGCATGAAAACTTCGCCAATGGCAAGAATCCTGGACGCAAAGGTCTTGCCAAACGCAGTGGTGTTAATACCAAAGCCAGTGTAAGCAGTTTGCGTAAGACTGCTAAAAATTCATCAGGCGAGAAAGCACGTATGGCACATTGGTTGGCTAACATGAAAGCAGGCCGTGCTAAGAAGAATAAATAATACTATGAGAATACGTGACGTCTTTGAATCAGCTACAGCAGGAGCAACCAGTGCCGCTAATATAGGTACTGTTGTAAGCCCGCATCTAGCCATTGGCAAGGACCGCGGAAACAAGAGCTATACAGGTAGTCCGGGCAAAAGCGGCACAAAAGCACCAGCTGTTCCCAAAGCTGTACAGGCTAAAAACAAGGATGGCACAGCTAAAAATGCACTAGATATGAAAGGTACTAACATATTTGGTGGCGGCTCTGCAATCAAAAGATAAATACAATACGACCTTTAAAACTTAGGATTTTTAAAAATGGACTTTAAATCAATACTCAGCAAATTAGACAGCATGGAAGCTCCAGCTTCTACACCAGCTGCTCCAACAATTGCCAAAGCTGTACAGCTTAACGAAGATGCACAACTTCGCGTTCTAGCTGGCCAAACTACCTACGTAGCAGAAGCCAAGAAAAAGAAAGACGAAGAAGTCAAAGAAGAAATGAAAGTTGGTGATAAAAAGCCAAGTTCAACAGGTGGTACTATCGAAAAGACTGCTACTGGTGTCAAACACACAGCAGGTAAAAACTACGGTGGTAGCAAGGCTGAGACTGACAGCGATGACGAAGATGACAAGCCAGCTAAGAAAAAGGCCAAGAAAGAAAGCATTGAACCAGAATTTAAATCTAAGTTTATGAAGATGGTTGAAGCCAAGAAAGAAGAAGCTGACAAAAAGAAAGCTGACAAGAAAAAGAAAATGGAAGAAGGTGCTAAACCCGACTTCCTAGATATTGACGGTGATGGCGATAAAAAAGAGCCGATGAAGAAAGCTGCTGCTGACAAGGGTGGCGACAAGAAAGACGGCAAGAAAGGTATGTCTGACAAGCAGGCAAAATACTTTGGTAAGAAAGAATCAGTTGAAGAAGCAGCAGAAAAAACTGCCACAACTTGGACTGACATGAAAGGCAACAAGCACCCTGCTACTAAAGTTAAAGGTGACAAGTACACAGGTAAAGAAGCAGAGAAAGAAGACAAGAAGTCTAAGAAAGACGAAAGTGCGATGATGCCAAAAGGCAAGAAGCGTCCTGTTAAAGAATCAGTTGAACAAAAATTAACCTTCCGTGAAATGATGACATTGGTTGTTGAAAGCGGTGGACAACAACAGATTGACGCAGTTGATCAAGAGTTGTTTGCTTGGGCTCAACGTGTTGCCAAACAAAAGCTAGGCGAAGGTATGAAAGCCGAAGTCTATGCAGGTATGGTATACGAGCGTATGGGCGGTGTATTTGAAATGTACGATGTACTAGCAGAAGACCAAAACTAATCAGTCCAATATGGACCCTCAAAGCCGGTTAATCATTGACCGGCTTTTTCTTTGACTATATAATAGTTCTATAGGAGAACACTTATGTCAACAAGAATGTACGGACCCGAAGAAAAAGCCAAACTGGAAAGACTTATCAACGAAGGCGGAAATGTCTTACGTGAAGTAGAAGATCTTAAAGAAGGTCTAAAAGAAACTGTCAAAGCAGTTGCAGAAGAATTACAAATCAAACCTAGCATTATCAACAAAGCCATTGCCATTGCACACAAAGACAATTGGAAAGATCACGAGCAAGAATGGAATGACATTGAAATGATTCTTGGTGTAACTAAGCGTTTGCCTGAATGAATGAATTATTAAAACCAACCTTTGATTGGATTCGAGATGACTTTAAGTCTAACAGAGTTCGCTTTATTGTTGAGCTTCTTGCTTGGGCTGTGTCTATTGGTTGCAGTATTACTATGGCGGTCACAGTCCCTAATCCACCGCTGCTTGCTCTTTATCCCATTTGGATCACTGGCTGTGCTATGTACGCTTGGGCTGCTTGGACTAGGAAATCTTTTGGCATGCTGGCTAACTATATATTGCTAACCGCAATTGATAGTCTAGGTCTAGTAAGAATGCTAATTAGTTAAATAAAGTTAGATGGTAGGCGGGCCACAAACCGCACTTAGGTATTTGTCAGCCTAAAATTGACATAGGAGAAAAACTTGAGTTACGTAGACGCTTTCTATAATCGAGAGCAGGATATCATCAATGTTGTTGAACGAGACGACAAAGGTGTTAGGCATTATAAAGAATATCCTGCCCGTCATATATTTTATTACCCAGACCCTAAAGGTAAATTTACCTCAATCTTTGGACAACCGTTAACACGAGTTAGTTCCAAAAACGTCAAAGAACATCGCAAAGAACTTGCTATCTACAGCGGCAAGAAATTATTTGAAAGCGATATCAATCCCATTTACCGTTGTCTAGAAGACAATTATCTTAATGTTGATGCACCAAAACTAAATGTAGCATGGTTCGACATTGAGGTAGACTTTGATCCAGAACGTGGTTACGCAAGTCCAGAAGATGCATTTATGCCGATCACTGCTATTGCCGTTCACCTACAATGGCTAGACACTATGATTTGTCTGGCTATTCCTCCTAAGACGCTGAGTATGGATGAAGCAAAGAAACAAGTTGAAGAATTCCCCAACACTTATTTGTTTGATAACGAAGCAGATATGTTGGACATGTTCTTGGATCTAATTCAAGAAGCAGATGTATTAAGCGGTTGGAACAGCGAAGGTTTCGATATTCCTTATACTGTTAACCGTGTTACTAAAGTTCTAAGCAAAGAAGACACACGCAGATTTTGCTTGTGGGATCAATTTCCAAAGAAGCGAGAGTACGAGAAGTATGGAAAAGCGGCTGTTACTTATGATTTTATTGGTCGTGTTCATTTGGACAGTCTCGAGTTGTACCGCAAGTACACCTATGAAGAACGCCACACCTATAGGTTGGATGCAATTGGAGAAATGGAGATAGGCGAAAACAAGACTGTCTATGAAGGTACATTGGATCAACTGTATAACAATGACTTCCGCAAGTTCATTGAATACAACAGACAAGACTGTGCCTTGTTAGACAAACTTGACAAGAAATTAAAGTTTATGGATCTTGCTAACACGCTGGCACATGAGTGTACTGTATTACTACAGACCACAATGGGTGCCGTGGCTGTTACGGAACAGGCCATTATCAACGAAGCTCATAAGCGTGGATTCATTGTGCCTAATAGAGTATCTCGTGAAGAAGGATTTAGTAATCAGGCCGCTGGTGCCTATGTTGCCTATCCAAAGAAAGGCATCCATGAATGGATTGGTTCACTAGATATTAACTCACTGTATCCTAGTGCGATTCGTGCCTTAAACATGGGTCCAGAAACTATTGTTGGACAGTTGCGACAGGATGGTACTAAGGCATTCATCGAAGGTGAAATTGCCAAGGGTAAAAGTTTTGCAAGTGCATGGGAAGGCATCTTTGGCAGTCTTGAATATACTGCGGTCATGAACAGAGAAGTTGGTCGTGAAATTACCATTGACTGGGAAGACGATCGTAGTGACACTCTATCAGCTGCACAACTACATGACCTAATCTTTGACAGCAATCAACCTTGGATGTTGAGTGCTAATGGCACAATCTTTACCTATGAGAAAGAAGGTATTATTCCTGGCTTGTTAAAGCGTTGGTATGCTGAACGTAAAGAAATGCAGGCTAAACTTAGAGACTGTATTAAAGCAGGCAATAAGATTGAAGAAGAGTATTGGGACAAGCGTCAGTTAGTTAAGAAAATTAACTTGAACAGTTTGTATGGTGCGATTTTAAATCCAGGTTGCAGATTCTTTGATAACAGAATTGGTCAGTCAACAACGTTAACTGGTCGTGCTATTGCTCGTCACATGGCAGGTAAGGTCAACGAAATTATCACAGGAACCAACGATCACGTAGGGAAGGCAATTATATATGGTGACACTGACAGTTGTTATTTTAGTGCTTATAGCACTCTCAAGAAGGATATTGAAAAAGGAAATATCCCCTGG